AAGCTCATACTCGAGCTTCATCTTCTCCTCGTACCTCTTCGCCATTTCTTTACACTGTTTATATCCTGACTTATCCAACGGAACCATAAAGTTAACTTGGAAACCCCAGTTCTCTGCTAGTGTATAACTGCTAGGCTGCATAAACTCATCTAAAGGTTTTGTATGATTACCCATATAAAAAGGGCTAAACGTCATAGTAGATCCATTACATTGTATGTTAGGACCATATACCTGACGTGATGATGCACCATTGTTCTGAAATTGTACAGCTTGATTAGTTACGTTACCAGTAGCCGCTGCTACAGGATTGCTGACGTTTGTATCTTCAGCATAAACAGGTGTAGTTATTGCGAGAAGATAGAGTAAGTATTTGTAGTAGAATCTGTTTCTATAGTTCTGTCGATTGTTATTGTTTCTATTGTGCCTGCTGCTCTTTCTGTTATTGATAGATCCCATTCTGTTGAACCATCTATAATTGAGAATGTTGTAGCATCTGCACCAATCGCACCAGTTGCCTCTATGTTGGTTCCAGACCAAGTGCTTACTGCTGCTCCGAGTACGTCGTGTTCTATAGTTTCTGTTACTGTTTGTTGTGTTGTCGTTGTTGACTGCATTGACCCCGTTGTAAACTGAGGCGTGACAGTGTTTGCTCTTGCGGCTGCGGGGGACAACAGTGCTAAGAGTATTATCCATTTAGTCATGTCTTAGGTTTGTCTTTTGTTTCTTTTTTGCCATTGCCAGTGGACAAGCCAAAAGTGGCGAGTGCTCCAGTAAAAATTGAAGCTGGGAATGTTATATCCCCACCGGGACTCTTTTTAACCATGGGTAGTTCGACATAATTAAGGGTTATGATAAACCCAGACCAGATAACGACACCAAGACGAACCATCGCCCCCAGTACCACCATCTGTTCTTCATGATCGTCTATTCCTTCTTTAAGTCTTTTGAAGAGTCCCTTTTGTTCTTCCGGTTTTTTCTCCATTTAGCGATCTTATCTTGTAGGAATTTTTGTACTTTTTTACGTATCCATTCGATCAAAGGCTGTGTAACTGTTGTAGCTGCCACAGCTGTAATCGCCGTTGTAGCTGCCACTACGACAACTTCGGTTGAAGGTCGAGGTACTGGCTGCTTAATAAACGGTATTTTTAGGGTAGGTGGTTCGGGAGTTTCTTCTACAGTTTTGACTGGTTCTTCTTCCTGATCTCTTAAATCGCTAGGAGGAACTACCATAGGTTTATAGTATGGTACGTCAGCTGTAGGTATTGGTATTTCTACTGTTTCAACTTTCTGAAACTTTGGAAGCACCATCACTGGTATTTCCATTATTTGACTCCCTATCTTGTATCACAGCATTTACAGCTATGATTTTTTCTTTACACTGTTTTTGTGTATCAACAGCTTTATTGTAAGTATCAACTAATTGTTTAAGTTGTTGTTTTAATTCTTCGGTGGTTTGTATCATTATGAATAAGGTGAATCTCCTAATATAGCAGTATCCCATGCTGCCTTAAGTTCAGCTTCTGTTGCTGCTGCCCCTATAGCAGATGCTGCCGGTGCATCTCTTAATGCTTGTTTTTTAGATACTATTGTAGCTGTATCTGCGCTAGTTTCTAAAGCTTTTTGAAATTCAACATCAAGATCAGCTAGTTTTAGACCTCTAGCTTCTCTTATACGTGTCTTAAATAACTCTTTAGCTTTAGTCATGTCTGTTTTAATAATACTCAATCTCCTACTCCATCTGTAAGTTCTGAATCTTCTACTGTCCAAGCGTTACGAAATGATCTATCTGTTGGAACTTCGGAACTTGGAATAATTTTGTAAGGTTTACCCGTAGGTACAACCTTTTTTGCTATCTCTTCAACTGTTTCATCAGTTATATCAGTAGGGTGGCATATACTTATTCCACCCGGATATTCTGGTAAGTTGCTTTGAAAGACGATAGCATAATCTGAATTTGCCATAATTTTTTAATATAATGAGTAACATGCAAATTGAAAAGCATGGTTGCCAAAATCATACCAAGCCATACCACCATAGTAGGTGTAACCAGTTCTTACTCGTATAGAACCTGTTGCCGAGGTATGAACAGCAGTTACGGATTCTGCGTTGTTTGATGTTGTTTGAGTGCTTATGTTAGTCGCATAGTTAGCGTTTGCTGCACTATTGGTAAAAGTCGCAGTCATATCTCCAGCACCATTATCAGTAACACCACTTATATTAAAGCCAGTGCGAAGAGTGCCATTATCATTAGCATTACCCCAAGCGTGAATTGCATTATCTCCATAATATGCCATTATGATACCTCCGTTAGATTAAATTTAAACTTCTTACCAGAACGGTTATTTTTTAAGAACAAGTCTGATTCTCCTTCTTGTATTGTCCAGTCACCCCAGCTACCATCAACGTCATTAGATGAACCTTCGTTAGATAAATTAAGGTCATTGGTGTAGATGTTTCTATATCTATATGACGATGTACCTAAATCATAAGCATTATTAGAATAAGGTTGTATGTTATAAGAAGTTATAGTACCTGACATTGTACCACCTGATTTAGGTAGATAACTACTTAACGAGCTACTTGTAATATAACCAGCACCATTGCTTATCTGGTTATTATTAGTGACATTAGTAGCTCCGTTAGCTACGTTTAACAAGGTTCTTGCAGCAGCAGCAGTATATGACCGCCCATAAGTATCAGAACCATTTGTACCTGTAAATCTTTGCATCCCAGAACTATTACCGCCAGTTCCAAAAGTACCAGTACCGTTAAAGTAATTAGCAAAAAGATAACCACTACTATTTCTAGTTGCAAGAGTGTTGCCGCTTTCAGAAGTACTTGCATGGTAACCATCAGTTGTATCAGCGTCTAGCCCACTTCCAGATCCATCGTTCCCAGAAGTCCAGACAGTTCTATATGCACCATCATACCATTGTAGACCAGTTGAACCATTACCAAGCCTAAGAAAATCGCTAGTTTCTTGGTTAACAATGTCTAAATATCCAGCAGAGTTCCATTGAATATAAGCTTTATTTGTTCCACCTTCTTGCCATCTTATATAAGGGTCTGTACCATTAAGAATTATTTTTTGATCATAACTTCCAGCAAATGTATATGTTCCAGTTAATGTATCACTTGCATCTGATCTTACAAAACTTGCAGAACTAATACCATCTAAAGTGTCTGCATCAAGGCCACTACCAGAACCATCAACTGTTTTGATAAGTGTTAATATCTCACTAGCTGACTGATCGGCTGTAGCTCCGTTTTCTACGTTTAATAAAGCTCGTACTTGTGAAGCAGCTAAATCAGTTGCAGCTCCACTTCCACTTGCTGTTCTTCCAATAAGTGTATCTTGTGAAACATTTTGCATTTTTGCAAAAGTTACAGCAGTATTATTTAACTTATCTGATGTAATAGCACTATTAGCTATATCCCCAGTTGCGATTGTTCCGTTAACTATGTTTGCACTAGCTACGGTTACGTCTGTAGGTAAAGCTCCAGCAGCAATCTTACTTGTTGCTAGAGAATCATTAGATAATCTACCAGCAATAGTAGAACTTGAAACATTATTCAAGTCCTCTCTGGCTAGTGGTCTACCAGCAGCCGTTGAGCCGTCATGTACGACGGCTGTATCTTTAGTTGTGTCGATAGTAACTTCACCCTCGGCTCCAGTAAAGCTACTATGTTGCGAGGTTGTACCTCTTCTTAATTTTAATAATTTTGCCATTTATAAGGTTCCGAAATCGAGAGTTAAGTTTGTACCATCTATAGTACCGATGTTTGATAAGTTGTTGTTTTGACCATCTAAGTTACCGCCTAATTGTGGTGATGTGTCAGCAACTAGATCTGTATTGATACTTGATGTACCAGCTGCTGTAAGTCGACCTTGAGCATCTACAGTAAATGTAGCGATAGCTGAGGATGATCCATAACTACCAGCTGTAACTGAGGTGTTTGCAAGCTTTGCAGCAGTCACATTATCGTCTACAATATTTGCTGTAACTATAGCGTTTGTAGCGATATGCTCTTGAGCAACTGCATCATCAGCTATTGAATTAGATGTAACTGCATCTTGAGCTATTTTAGCTGTAGTCACAGCCCCACCATTTATTTTAGCTGTAGTCACAGCATCAGTGGCTATATGTGCAGCATCTATTGACCCATCTACATAGTGTTCAGAGTCTATACTGTTATCAGCTAAATCAGCAATAAGAGTACCTGTTAACGTTGCACCAGTAGAAGTTATCTCTAGCTTTGTATTTCCACCATCTTGTAATTTAAGATTACCAACACCAGATGCGTTGATTATAGAATCTGATGTATTATGGAATATTTGTAAATCTGAGTCAGCACCGAACTTAGCTTTTATATTATCGTTATACTTGTTGTCTCCAGTAAATATAACACCAGAAGTTGTAGCAAAGTTACCAGTAGCTGTAACACCACCTTGCCAAGAACTACCATTGTACACCCTTAACTCGTTAGCAGATGTGTTAAAGAACAAGTCTCCTGTATCTAAGCTAGTTGTTGGGTTAGTAGATCCAATACGATATCTATTAGCAAAGGTGTTTACATCGGTAATGCTTGATGCAACTGTTGTCACGTTTGAGTTGTTGTTAGCAACTGATGTCACGTCAGACGATATGCCAGCGACTGTAGTTACGTTTGAACTTATACCAGCAACAGTATTTATGTTTGTAGCATTGCTGACCGCACTGTTAATATTGCTAGCATTGCTGACTGCACTGTTAATATTACTTGAGTTGTTTGCAACTGCTGTAACATTAGAGTCATTATTAGCAACAGTAGTGATATTACCAGCAATATCAGCCAACGTATCCATGTCGGTTACGATTGCTGAAGTGCCTAATGTATTCATATCAGCCACTGCGTCAGCTGTACCTAACCTACCTATCTCTGTTGCTTTAGCAGCTACAGCTCCTATGTCAGTAGCATCAGCTGCAACAGCAGTAACGTCAGATGCAATACCGGCTACAGTAGTAACATTAGATGATATTCCAGCTACAGTTGTAACGTTAGAATCGTTGTTAGCGACAGTAGTAATATTACTTGAAATGTCTGCCAACGTATCCATATCAGACACGATAGCTGAGGTAGCTAGTGTATTCATGTCAGCTACAGCATCAGCAGTACCAAGTAGTGCTAGATCTGCGACTGCATCAGTTGTACCTAATCTACCTATTTCTGTCGCTTTACCAGCAACCGCAGTTACATTAGAGTTGTTTGTAGCTACTGTTGTTACATTACTAGATATACCAGCAACCGTTGTAATATTGCTTGATATGTCAGCTAGTGTATCCATGTCAGACACAATGGCTGTAGTACCTAGTGTGTTCATATCAGCTACAGCATCGGCTGTACCTAGTCTTCCAATCTCTGTGGCTTTACCAGCTACGACTCCTATGTCAGTTGCGTCTGCTGCAACCGCAGTTACATCTGATGATATACCAGCGACGGTAGTTACATTACTTGCTATTCCAGCAACTGTTGTTACATTACCACTAATACCTTGTACAGTATTTAAGTTGTTTATATTATCAGCTACAGTCTGGATTTTAGTTATATCATCCGAAACTGTTTTGATTGGGTCATCTTTTACTGTAATAGTATTACCCATGCCACTATGGGCTGTGCAATAATATATAAAACTTGTTGGCTGTGATTCAGGTACTACAAGTTGTATTTTTGCTCCAGCTTGTCCCTGAGTGCCAGTAACAGTAACACCAGTAGTATAAGCACTACCACCACTTGAGAAACGGAATGGGTGTGTTGCGTTTGATGCGTCACTTAAATCAAATGTATATGTCCAACCTTTATATAATGTTAGTGCAGGCTTATCCACACCATCAATCATAAACTTACCAGTAGCTGCTGTAACAGCAAACGAAATCTCGTCTTCTATAATATCTGCAACTATATCAAGTGATCCGTTAGAACTACCTGTACTTACTGGATCTGTTATTAGACCTAAATCTTCACTATATGTTATAGCACCTGAGACAATAGAGATGTCGTCTAGTACTGACTGATTTGGTGTTACATTAGAAAATGCACTACCTGTATATACCTGTATATTATCATTGCTACTATCATACCATAAGTCACCTTCTGTCAAAGATGAGCCATCATTTCTTTGTGTAGGCTCACTTGCAGAGATAATATATAAATCAGCAAAGTTATTTATGTCTACTACGTTTGCACCAGCGTTAACAATATTTGTTATATTATTTGCAACTGTTGTAACTTCTGTAGCTTTAGGTACGAGTCTATGGAAAGTGTATGTATGTAGTGTGCTTGTAGATTCTACCAAGAATCCGAAGCCCGAAGGTATGGTAGCAGTGACACCAGTTATAGTAATATCAGCATTGTTAGCTACATTAGCATTTTTTATAGTAAGAGTTGTACCACTAAGAGATGATACATTACTATCAGATGGGTGAGGTAGCTGGGCACTTGCAGCTTTTATACTTAATATAGCTGCTTGTCCTGTTGCCCCTTGTGGGTTCTCGTTAGGAAAATGTTGGTCACTATCTATAGCTGTAAAACCACCGACATCATCAACAAGGTCAACGATTCGTGCGTTAATAGCAGCAGTTGTAGCCACAAAAGCATCTGAGTTACTCCAAGTCATTCCACTGTTAATATTTTCAGTAGAGTCTTGTCTTAAAAATCTAGCTTCAGCTTCTGTTTCTGTGTAGTATCTATTATCTAACTGACCAGCATCTAGTTCTGTTTCTGTGTAATATCTACCATCTAGTGTGCCTGTTGCTATTTCTGCATTTGTAACAGCACCACCTTGTATGTGCTCAGTTCCGATAGCGTCATCAGCTATTTTTGTACCGTCTACAATGTCAGGTGCTAAGTGCACTCTGTCTATAGACCCATCTACAAAATGCTCTGAGTTTATACTTTCATCAGCTATTTTGTTTCCGTTAACTGCATCGTTTGCAATATGCTCATTATCTATAGATCCGTCAACATAATGTTCAGAGTCTATTTGGGCATCTGCTATAAGTGCATTTGTTATTTGATCTGCGCCTATATCAACTGTTTGTATTGTTCCGTTAACAATGTTATTAGTATTAACTGTTATATCTGTAGGTAATGCACCACTACCTAGCTTCTCCATAGTTACATTATCATTTGCTATCTTAGATGTTGTAACTGCGCTATTAGCTAGAGCATCGGTATCTACTGACCCCGGTGCGTAGTGCTCGGTGTCGATAGAATCAGCAACATAATGCTCAGAGTTAACTGAGTCATCTGCTAATCTAGTACCATCTATAGCATCTAGTGCTATCTTTTCTCTTGTTACAGCCTTATCTTCTATATCATAAGTCTGTATTTTTTGATCGTTATGTTCTTGTAATGCTCTAAGAACTTGTTTTTGGTTATCATTTAGGTCTGCTGCTTTAACTGAAGATCCAGCTGCATATGTAGCTCTACCTTCTACAGCAGTATTACCTTGATTTAATATATCTGTTTCCCGTACAATACGAACTATACTAGGACTGCTTGGCGCAGTTCCTATCCAGTCTACTGTACTTTGAGAATTAGAATTGTATGGGTTTATATTATAATGAACCCCAACAGTCTTCAGAACTCCATCAACATATACTTTTATCTCATCGGATGAAAATGTATCAATAGTAAAGTTGATGTCAGCTCCAGTTGCTGTTTGTTGTGCAAAGGATTGTTGTGACATTTATTTGTATATGTTGAGGATGTTGTTGCCTGCACTTTCTTCTTTTTTAAGCTCTCGTGCAATCTTCTTGTCTTCCCGTTCTTGTGCAAGTATTAGAGCTTTTTCATCATTCATAACTCTTATCCATGCAGCTTGACGTGCTTGGTCGAATAACCTACCAATCATAATATTATGGTAGTAATCTTTAGGTTGAAATTCAGAACGTCTACCAGATTGTATATCTTTGTACATTAATTCCATAGATTCTATAATCTTAGGATCTTTAGCTAATCTACTTAGTTTTACTTCTAGGTTTTCTTTACCTATTTCACGTTGGAATTTAGAACGAATCATAGGACTGTCAGTAAGGTTATCACCATTTGGTGAATATAGTACTGATAATCTTATATCGTAACCACTCTTAAATAAGAATGTTCTACCAAGACTTGGTGTTAAATTAAAGTTTATGGGTACAAAAGCGTTATATGCTCTTGTTATAAAGTCCCAGTTTTTAATTGGTCTACCATTTAGTAAGTCATACTTTATAGGTAAATCTTGACCGGGTAAGTTTTCTGATAATAAGTTACGGTTACGTATCGAATCAATTATACCAGAGTTTAGTTCACGTGTATATGGTGTAAATATTTTACCTAAGTCATTACGTATACCAGCTAGCGGTATCTGGTTATTAGCAAAACCTGATATAATTCTAGCAGGCTGACCGGGTTTACCACCAAATAAATCTGCAAACGATTGTAGTCCAGCTAAATAAGACTTACTTGTTACACCTTGAGATAATAGTAAAGCAACTTTTAATAAGTTATCTTCTGTCCACTCTTCACCCATAAGTAAACTTGCGTCACCTATGTCAGCTATCATAGACATAATCTGGTTAAATGGTTCAAAGTTATCGTAGTTTACAGTTACTTCACCAAACACTAATGAACGTGGTTGGAAACCTGTATCCATCCATGTACTTCTTTTTTGTCTATCAACTGGTCCATTACCTGTCATTCTACCTGTCATCCATGCCCATGAAGCCATGCTAACTAAAGCAGAGCCCATCGCCAATCGGCCTGTTTGTAGAGCTTTAGCGTTGATTAGGTCTTGATCACTGTATATACCATACTGAGCTAACTCATCTAGATTTTGACCGGGTCTAGCAAATGCTATGTCATTAAATTCTTTGACAAGAAAGTTAAAACCGGGTGTATGTTTAGCTGTAAGTTTTAGTCCGTTAACACCTGTACGTGCAAATAAAAAGAATGGTTTAGCCCAAGGGTTCTGTTGGAATACAGAGTTTAGGTTAGCAGCAAATCCTTTTAGATCCTGTGTTAGTGTAACTTCTTTACGTGCAAACTGTGCAGCTTTATCAGTAAGCCCACCGTCTGCATCAAATATATCACGATAAAAAAAGTCTTCGTAGTTACGTATTAGCTGTGGTGATATGTCATCAAAGGCTGTAATCTTACCAGCGTTCATTTGATCCATAGCTGATATAAGAGCTTTTTCTCTCATACGAACTCTACCTAGTATGTATGCAAACGCATCGTCCGTTGCAGCCATAACTTTTGTAGAGTATGTAAGAAAACTATTGTTATTCATCTGGCGTGCCATATTAGCCATTCTAAAGGCAGCCTTATCTCCAGCTGTAGCACGATCACTTTCTGACCATCTACGTAGTATTTCCCAGTTAGCGTCGCCTTGTGTATACTCAGCAAATCTAGTTTTTATAGTTGCTATATCACCAGACCAATAAGAATTTAGTCTTGTTTTAAATAGCTCAAACGACTCAGGTATAGCTTCCATCATAGCGTTCATAGATGCCAAGCCTGTACGTATAGTTCTAACGTCACCAGTAAATGGAAAGCGTATAATGCCTCCTAAAGTCTGGTTCATAGGACGTAAGAATGTATGTGCAGCTGTACCTATTATAGCTCGCATTGGTGTCTTAGGAGAGCTAAGTACACTGTGTGTAAATACACCTTGTAGTTCTCTGATTAGTGCACCAGCCTGTGCTTTACCTTCAATCTCACCACCTTTTATCATCTTTCTAGCCCATGCGTCAAAGTCATCTAGACTGTTAACTGTTTGCATAGATGAGAAAGCTTCAAACAATGCCATCAATAGTTCATCACTATCCTCTCCGTCAGCTATATCAAGTATAGTCTGTATAGACTCACGAGTATCAGCCATTTCTTGTGTAAGAGTTCTTCTTAAATAGTTCTTCTTTACACCAGCACCAAGTTCTCTAAAGTTTTGTGACTTAACAATTCTAGCTTTTTTAGCTTCTGTTAGTGCTAAAAACATAGTATCTCGTATAGCTTGTAGTGGACCATCAGTGTCTGCTAAATCTACAAAGTTAGATAATTCTCTACCAGCAATACCTAAATCACGAACTTGTTGCAATAATGTACCTACTATCATATCTGCTACTACAACATATTTACTTGTAATAGTTTCTAAGCTATCTACAGTATTACCATCTATATCAGTAATCGAGTACGCATCAGTAGCTTGGAATAACTCGTCTAAGTATTCTCTAGGACTCATGTCAGCTGCGTTTCTACCTAGTGTAATACGTTGATGTGCAGCAATAGCATCACCAAATACTTCAACTAAAGTAAGTCTGTCTTTTTTAATCTGGTCAATAATAGCTTGATATTTGTTGTTACTATATAATTTACGTAATACTTCATCAGCTACTTCTTCTGTTAGACCAGCATTTTCAGCTGCTCTCTGTCTTTGTACTGCTGGTATAACATTACCAGCTGCACCATCTTCTGAACCCCAATCTTCACGTACTTTTTTCTGCATTTCCCATACATCATATGGGTCATCTACGGATAACTCAGCACCTTGCGAAGCATCTGATATATTAGAGTTTTTAGCAGCTCTAAATCTTGATTCGTTTTCTCTTAGTTGTTGTATACCTTTTGCTAGTTTCTCGTTTTTTACACTATTCTGTCGGTTAGCTATCTTAGCTCTTGCTCCACGACTACCTCTGCCTATAAGCATAGTAGCACCATCAAATACAAGACCTATACCCATACCTTCTACGATGTTTTTTACCTTCATCATAATAGGATGGTCAGCATCTTTAGTTGATAATGGTGTATCTACCCAACCATAATGGTCACGCATAGATCCTAAAGCATTATGTCCGTCTGACTCTTTGGATACTAAGTCAGATACAGCACCGATACCGGCTGCTCGTATAAGACTTGGAGCACCAAGTAGTTTAGTTGCGGCTGTACCAACTAATGGTACGCCAGCTACAGCTAGTCCTTTTGCACCTAAAACAGTTGCACCGGCTAATGTACCAAAGTGTACAACACCTCTAGCTAGTTTACCCCACCATGTTTTTGTAATGATAGGATTGCCACCACCACCGAGAGGGTCAAACTCTGGTTGGTAGTAGCCTTTTTCTTCTCTTTCTCTTTGCATCTCTCCAGAGATCGCATCCATTGTGCGTTCTGGAAAGGTAGTTATAGATGATGCAGTGTCCTGTATACCCCCAGATACAATAGATCCGAGTTCTTTTACAAAACCTTTGACACCCCATCTTTCTTGGTCTCTAGGATCTTCCAGATCATCTGATTCCTGTTGGATTTCATTTTCATAATCTGTTACAGAGTCAGCTACTTGCTGTTGTTCTGCTATTGTTTGTTCTAGATTACCTAGTTCGCTGGGTTTATCATCTTCATCTATAGGACCCGGATTGTATGAATCCATTAAAACATCTCCGTAAAATATGTATCCAGTAAGTTTGGATCTAATAAAAAGGCTTGGTTGTGTACATCTGTATCATCAGTATATAATCCTTCCATATCTAAATCATTAAGATTAGGAACTTGCATAAATCCTGTGCTAAAAGCATTATTGATTATACCATCTCTAATGTTTTTTGCTCTTATTATACGTTGCTGATTTTCTACAGTCAGTTGATCTACACTATAATCTAAACCAGAAATTTCTTGTACTACTGGATCAGCAATCGTTAAAGGACTAAGTTTGTACTGCCCAAACCCTGATACAGTACCATAACCATATTTTGTACTTTGTGTTAAAGTATCATTTATTGGTATATTTTCAAAGTTTAATACTGCATTGTTTGTATCTGATGATTTACTGCCGTGTTGTAAGTTTTTAGTTTTACGTACAAAATTATCAAAGAATGAACCAAACATACCACCTATTTCCTTATCACCTTGTGCCTCATACAAAAATCTGTTAGTTTTTTCTGGAGAAGGCATGTATGATAACATCTTAGTTTGACGAGCAGTAAGACCCTTTTTAAAATAACCACCATCTAGTAATAACTTTTGTTCATTATCATAGCCTAGTGCTTTTAGTCTAGCGTACATCAAATCTTGTGCTGTTGTAAATCTTAAATGTTTACTAGCTTCTATGTAGTATTGAGGTATACGACCACCATTTGCGTATTGTAGTAACTCGTTTTCTGGCTCGCCTGTATGTGGTGTTGGTTTATTTAGCCACTCATTTTTTGTGTCTGGATTAGCTAACTGCTGACCAGCTTCATAGGCATATACACTTCGTTTATATTCTAAGCCACCTCTTTTCAGCTCGTTATTATTAGTACCATCAAAATATCTACCAGCACCAGTTACATAGTAGTCACCAAAAGTAGTGTTACCACCACCTCTAAGTTGTTTAGATCCTTCTGGTACTAGATCTAAGTTTTTTTTAACTGTTTCAAAAGCATTTTGTAAAGCTACTTTTACAGGCTGATCTTTACCAATTCCATCAAGAAAAAGGTCGTTAAAGTGCTCTGTAGCATTACCTATAATAACAGAAGATTTTAAATTACCTGTAGCTGTTGTACTTGTTA